TCCACGTACCGTCTTGATATTTCATTCCAACGCAGGAACTTATGCTTGACTAGCTGTCTAGCTACAAAGACTGGTGCCTTGATGTGAAAGCTTGCAAAGCAATGTCCAAAGGGGCTGATGTGCTTGTGCTCGGCTAAGTATTGTATAAGCTTCTTATCCCTAGCTTTCATGTGTTGCTTGAAGCTGTAAGCATCTGACTCTTCATAGTCCCACTCACTCTCCTTGCCAAAACTTACACGGGCCGCATTAACTACAGTCAAGTCGTTACCCATACTGCCTTTGAAAGTTACTTCAATCATTTATTCTTATTCCTCTTATCTAAAGCTGTAGTAGCACCAGCTAATGTATTGACCATGTAAGGTTTAACGCTACTAGGATCTTGGTGACCTGATACCTGCATAATACCAGCAATGTCAACCCCTGCCTCAACCATTTCTGTGATAGCAGTACGGCGTAAATCCATAGCCCGTAGCTCACTAGGTAGATTAGCTTTGGCGAGTATGTCATTGGTAACAATAGATATATCTCCCTTGTCGTATGGCACCCAAGCACCTGCTCTAGGCTTAGGCTTAGGGGCAACATAATCCTGAAAGCCAAACGCTTCCTTCTGTGACTTGAGCATAGCGCATAAGTTATCACCGATAGGTAGGTGTACACTAGCTCCACGCTTACTCTGTTCTATGTCAAGGCGCTGGGCATCTAGATTAATTGAGTCCCACTTGAGCAAACGCATATCACCTACACGCTGCGCAAAGTCATAGGCCATGTGAACAATCAAGCCAATGCTACGCCAGTCAAACTCTGCGTAGGCTGTGTTAAGGAACTTAATAACGTGTGCCTCTTCCCATAGAACCTTTCTAGGCTTCTCCTTCTCTCTGTCAAGCAATGAGATAGGGTTGATGTATCTGGTTATCTCATGCTGTTTAGCTACACGCCACACAGCAGACAGGTATGTAGCCCGTATGTTAGCTGTACGAGTACCAGACTTAAGCCACTGCTCATATGCCTGTGTAATATGCTTAAGCTTGATGTTCTCAAAGCGTATCTCACCTAAGCGTCTACCATCATGCAGTACTGTAGCAACAGCCTTATCAATCTGGTACTCATAATCTTTCTGTGTTGCTGGGCGTAGCTTCAAGAACTTAACGCTGTGATAGTAGAAGTCCACGACATCATACAGTGGAGCGCTACCCTTTGGAGCCTTTACCATTTCTTCCTCACTTTCCAGTACACCCAACACTCTAGGCAGTGGCCCCTACCAATCATAAGATCAATAAGGAACACTATGTTATACTTGTTTTGCTTTCGCCATTCGTAGTTTCTCGCGCTGAAAGTCTGATTGTTTGCGCCCCCTAATAGGACGTTTAACAGGACGCTGAGTGCGATCAGGCATCGTTTTAGGTATGGGCCTATCGCTCCAGTCATCACAGGGGTCATCCTTTTCTCCATCATCTTTTTCCATCTATCTCTTTCCAGCTTGATCTAACAAAGAATATGAACGCTGCGATATACACGACACACAATACTATCGGGAGTATAAACATCAGAATAGTGGATACCAAAGGTCACCGTTCTCAATATCCTGGCGGATCTGTTTCTCTTCTTCTGCCATTCTATCTGCGCGTTCAAAGTCTGACATCCACTCTGCATCATCAATGTCCTGCATTAGTTTGTTGTGGTAGTGTGATAGTGGCACTACATATTTGTTACCTTGGCTTGTCATAGTATTAGTCTCCTGTTGTATTAGCAATTAACGTAAGGTCTGTGGTTGATATAGAACGACACACCAATCTCATAGCCATCTGTTTCCCATTCATAGATTGCAGCCAGTGAGTCAGCTACATTCTTGACTAGCTTATACTTTTCTTCGTCAGTCAAGCTTGCTTCGTAACCAAAGTCAACAGGCACAGCCGTTACTATATTCTGCCAGTGCTTGTATATGTCACTACCACTGTCAGTCTTCTCACCAGTCTTTTCATGGCGGTTCTCATAAACAAACACTACTGCATCGTTGTGATTGTATACTTTTACTTCTACTGTTTGATCTTCAATACGCATTGTACTTTCTTCCTATGTTAAACTCTGTGTCCGTCAGTATGGTAAACCTTAACTTGTGCGTTTTGTAAAGGTGCTTCTTCCATTTCCCTAGCTTGATTTAAATTACTGGTGCTATAATAACACACTAACTCTTTAGTATCTATGTCGTAAAACTTTACAGTGTATACATGCTCCATCAGTCCATCCTCGTTACATAGTGGCCCTCTTTGGTAGGCAAGGCGATCATAGCGTAGGGGTAAAAGTAAACGTCACCCTTCTTAAGCTTCATCTTAGCGATAGGCTCAAGGTCATCATCCTCTGGGTAAGTATAGTTACCATTAGGTAAGACTTCACCCTTGAACTTGTACAAGCTGCCAAAGCCGTAGCAGTCTGTCATATGCTCTACAAGGTCACCATCCTCTACCATAGCATACTCAGCTACCCAGTGAGGCAAGATACCAAGCCACTCTACTAGCTGATCTTGTGTGTAGTCTGGATAGGCTTCTGTGTTAAGTTGTAGTCTCATTGTGTTAGCTCCTCTGAGTTAAATTCATACACTGCCTTAGCAAAACCACGAGGTGTGGCACTGCGTATGTTCTTAGTCTTCATAGACTTACCACCTAGTTTTAGGTGCTGCCTACTGTGGCCCTGCTCTGGCTCTACTGGATCAGCCCAAGGCATGTTAAAGCCATTGCCTGTCCATAGACAAGTCTTCTTAGGGTAAGCATCCTTAGCTGCGATGTAGTCAGGCCACAAGGGATGCTCTGCCTGATCGTCAGGTATGTAATTGCCGTACTCATACGGGTGAAACGAATAGTCAGGCTTACGCCACTTGGTAGATAGTACAGAGACAGGGTTCTCTATGAAGTATGGTACACCTAGAAGTTCAAACATAATAGCACACCATACAGCGTGTGATGCTGCCTCATCTTGAAAGCGAGGGTTTTTCTTAGCCTTAGCTTTGAAGTGTGCAGCACCCGATACAGCCAAATCTGTACAAACAGGAAAGGCCATGCCAAATACTACATCCTTATCTTTAAGGTTGTCTATGATAGAAGATGTGCAAGAGCTATCATACATATCAGCCCAAACATACTTGATGCTGCCACCACTACCAAAGACATCTGTCACCGTGTCATCATGCTGAATATCATAGGCGATGCAGGAATAACCTGCCTCTGCCCAAGGCACTAATGCTTCACCAGTGTAATCATAAAAGCTTATCACATACTTGTCTACGTTAAGATTGGTCATCATACTTTTCCTCTTCAAATATAACCCTATATCCAGCATCTAGTAATTCTTTTGCCCTGTCAAGTGCATTGTCACGGTCAGGCGTCCACATCTGATTGCGATGTGAATCCTGATTGTCAAGTGTAGCTACATACCACATTTACTTTAGCCAGTCATCAAGGATGGCTTGCACGACATCAAGGATATCATTAAAGCGATCCTGTGCATCCTCTGTGTACACTTCATCACCGTTCTCATCAACTTCCCAGATAGGATCTAGGTAAGCATCTTCAAGCCATGCCTCTGCTATTTCAGCAGAGACTTGCAAAATATCTGGTGTGCTCATGGTATCAACCCTCCCCAAACATGCGCTGGGCTTGACTATCGGTAAGCTTCCATTGGCTAGAACTTACCAGAGATTTAACCTGCCAAGGCATCTTTCTAGCTTTGGCATTGTAGCCAGTAAGCGACACAGATTCACCATTAATCTCAGCAATCTTGGTTGTATCAATGTTCAGCATACTTGCCATCTGGCCCAGCGCAGATTGTTCATGGCTTTCTGCACCATCAAGTAACACTTGCACTTTGTATGTTGCCTCACCACCAGAGTAGCTACAGTTACCAACCTTGATAGTTACATCTTTAATGCCAGCCTGATCCAGTGCATCCTGCATAGATTGACGGATGAGTTTTAGGTGTGATTTGTCGAATGTCATAGTTCTATATCCTTCTTAATTGCTTGCAGTGCATTGATTAGCCCATCAATAGTATCATCAAACCTGATAGGGTCATAATCATCGTGATACAGTTCACCAACGTCTGCTATCTCTTGTGCGTTTATAAAGTCACCCTCAGAAGTACGGCTCCAATGTTGGGCGATGGATATGGTGCGCCCGTTATGACGCACCACAATATTGTTGAAGTCTAGTTTAGCCATCTGGTGTTACCTCCTTATATAACAGTCTTTCATTTCACTGCCAGCCATTGCTCCACCGAAACCATTGGTAGTGTATCTTATTGTGATTGCAGGGCCATTAGGCAGGTTCTCCCACTGTACACGGTAGCCATCATTGGCCCAACGTACATCATCACCATTGGATAAAGCTTGTGTTATCTCTCTTAACTCCATTGTGTTAGCTCCTCTATTCGTTATGACTAGGATAGATTGTCTCATAGTGCACGTACATGTCAGCAATACAAGTCAGTCTTTCAAATCTATTCATATCTTTGCGTAACTTTTCAAGTGTACCAAGCGCACCATTGCATTCATCACAAAGCAAACACCTAACAATCTTAACACTTGTATCGTGCTTGTGATCTACTACATAGCGAGGTAGCGTATCGAATGAACGCTTACACCCAGCGCAACAGTTGTCTTGAAGCTTAAGTGCTGCATCTATCCAAGTCTGATCTATGCCGTACTCTTTGTGTAGTCTCTGCAGACGTTTGTTTTCTGGTGTGCTTGGCATGCTAGTTACCCTGCAAAGTGACGGACACGCCGTGTTGAGGCACGATTAGGCTTGCGCTCAAAGTAAACAGTACGCTTGCCAAGATGCAAGGCTGTCATACAATTACCTGCCTCAAGCTTGAAACCACGGCTGAAAGTCTTGCGCTTACGGGTCAAGCCCTTGATGCCGAGAACATTGAAGCGGAAACCATTGGTGCGGTCATTAAGCGGTTTAGTAGCGATACAGTAAAACATAGTGATGTCCTTTCTAAGACAGTTAAGATAAATTAAGGTTAGTTAAGTTAGTCTAGGCTGTCAAGCCTAAACATTGTGTATACGTTTCCAAGCAACCCAAGTCGCAGCTTGCATTTCATAGGCTGTCATGCCATGCTTTTTACCAGCACGACTGTAGCACTGTTGAAGCTCTAGTCGTAGCTTCTTACCTATGCTTGGAACTTCCTGCATTGTGCGTCTGTCCTTGTTAGCGATGCACCAAGCATGACCGTCAATGACACACACATCTTCGCCCATGATGCACCAAAAGAAGTCAGTAATCTTTGGGCCTCTAAGTATAAAGGCAACATCATCTGCATTGTGTGGTGTAGTCTGCAGGATATCCCAAGCCTTGTCTCGCATCTTCTTATAGGTGCAAGGTGTACACTCTTCAACATAGCCACCAGAGACAAACGTATTGAGCATATTGTCAGCGTCAATAAGGTTACGTTCCCAACGATTAGTGGGAGACAATGCCGCTACGACACCCACTACAATATGCAATGGTAGCTCATACTTGTCAGCCATACTTTGAGCGTCAGACTTAGCGTCTGCATACCAAGTTAGACCGTGATCAATCTCAGCTTGTGTAGCTTGTTTGAAGCAAGCCAGAATGTTGCGAGTGTATTGTGTCATCGTGTCACCTCATTGTGTTGAACTTCCTAGAGCATACGATCAAGTCAATCATATAGTCAAGACAGTTCTTGAGTGCAACGCCTGGAATGTCAGCCCGGACGCTGCTTTAGTTTGTTTTTGCAACCAACACTCTATTGCCCAAAGTCTCTCTCGACAGATAGGCGCACGTTTCACAACGGACGCTTATGCCACACTGATTTGCAGAGGGAGTTAGAGTGTAACCTGCGGCGATATTCTGCTCTAGTGACTTGACGCCACGGCCCATACTTATATTCAAGTGATCCTAACTTGTCTTGTGCGCTGATCTTTTATTGCGCTGATCTTCATTTTATCTTTTGGTGTGGGCTATTCTCACCATCTGGCCCGTTGTTCTGTATTCAGTCTGTTTTATTTTCGTTTGGTAGTCAAGTCTTATTTTTTAGTCTGTTCTTTCTAGTTTTGGCGGGTCTTCTATCCGGCCTGATCGTCTAGGACGCTGACTTGTGCTAGGTCTTAACCTTGTGCGTTTCGCCTTGTCGCTTTCGATGTAATAACTATGCGCAGATTGCTTTTGATATTGCAACAAGTATTTTACATTTCACTGAATTAATTTTGGTTATCGTTTAAAAGCAATGGCTTAGGAAGTAAATCGGATTGCTTGTTATAGTAGGCAAGGCAGGTTTGTCTTTATACTTATATAGGCTCAACCTAAAAGTGTGTGTTGTGCATCCGTTACCCTTAAACGCGACTAAACCTTGTGGGGGTAGGCTTTTTGCAACATATTTTACGGATATCTGACAATCAAACAGTTTATTTTTGTAATGATTTCAAGGCTTTACCTATTACCATATCCTGAAAACGACACAATTCGGTTAGAATTGCTCTAAAACCACAACCTAAGGTAGAAAATGACTAGGTAAATGCAACCTAAAGTAGCAGCGGGGCGAGGGCCACTGGGGGTATACTGGTACGTTATATATACACAAATACACACACGGGGTTTTTTGCTCTGTAAAGTGTAATACCTATCCTTTAGTATATATAGAGTGACTATTAAGTATAGCTTCTAAAGAAAAGCACTTGACAGAGGGTCACAGATGTGTATAACTGCGTAGCAGTAGCAGCAGAGTTAAACTTTTAAAGTTAAACATCTACTATCTTAAACTTCTTCTATAATCTAAACACTTGATAGAGTTTAACTTAGAGAGTTTAACTATGTAGTAGAGACTTTCTTCTGTCGTTAAGTGAAATAATAGTTGACAACAAGTAGAAGATAGTGTAAACTAACTACAGTTTATGTGATAATAACAATAACAATCATAAACTAGTTGGTATGTGTTAAGCTTTTAGAGTTTAACTCCCTCTTGTGTCTCCCTCTTCCCTCTTAAGTTAGACTCACTAGCTTACACATACCTCTTTTCCTTGTCGTTTATTAAATTAAGTGTTGACTTATATGAAAAAGTCCGTACAACTGTATGCATCTGATAATGTTATAGAGGAGTTTTACAAAGCTCTTGCTAGTAACAATAACAAGGCTATGCAAAAGATTCACATTCCTAAGAGTGATGTCTTTTATATCAGGGCAGCTATTGAGGCTGACACTGGTGTGAGGTACTCTTTGGATCACGTTGAGAGAGCGATGTATTTAGAGGGTCACCTTAAGCGTTACGAAGTGTTAGACCCTGATAGAGAGCGAGACTATGGCAGGTAGAGACTACAAGAGAGAGCGACAATTACAGAGTACTCCTAGAGAGTTGGCTCGTAATGCTGCCCGTAAGAAGGCTCGACGTAAGTTAGAGGCTACTGGTAAAGTTAAGAAGGGTGACGGTAAGGATGTTGACCACAAGAATGGTAACCCTCACGATAACTCTAAAGCTAATCTACGTGTAACTACTAAAAAGAAGAACCGTAGTTTCCCTCGTAATAGTAAAGCTGGAAAGAAGTAGTATGGCTACAACTAAAGATGTAGAGCGTTTACCTAGTGGTAAGTTGAAGTACCGGGGTGAAACTTATCCTGGTTACAACAAACCTAAGCGTACTCCTGGTGGTTCTAAGAAGAGTGCTGTACTAGCTAAGAAGGGTGACCAAGTTAAAGTAGTTCGTTTCGGTGACCCTAATATGTCGATCAAGAAGGATCAGCCTGATCGTCGTAGTAACTTTAGGGCTAGACATAACTGTGATACTGCCAAGGATAAGTTTACTGCTAGGTACTGGTCCTGTAAGGCGTGGTAGTATGACTGATCTTAAACTTCCTGTCGCTCTAGTTATAGCTATGGCTGTACAGCTTGTAGCTGCTGTGTGGTGGGTATCTAAACAGGCCCACACTATTGAAGTGCTACAGCAGGATGTTGTGGATATGAAGACTTATATGAACTCTATGGATCTTGACCTAGAGGCTCTGATAGAGTTTGCTACCTTTACTGAGAATAGGTGGGCTGAAGAGTACAGTAGTGATATGACTTATGAGAGAGTGTTTGGCACTAAGGAGCCTGTACTAGAATGACTCTTATCTCTCACTTTCCTTTACCTAGTTTTCCTTTTCAGACGCATGATAACATAGTGTTTGAGAAAGCTGACAAGGACAGGTCTAGTAGAAATAATGAAGAGCATAAAGCAGAACAACCTAACAGGGTAACCCCTGACACACCTGTAGAAGACCTTAAGATAGTTAATCAGATGTATGCCTATCATCCTGATCCTAATAAACTCCGTAAGCCAGACGGACAAATAGTGGACTTTATAGTAGCATGAGTAAATCACCTACCCCTACAAATAAGAAGCTGTATGCTCGTAAGAAGGCAGAGGCTAAGAAGAAGTTCAAGGTATGGCCCAGCGCTTATGCTAGTGCTTGGTTAACTAAGGCGTATAAGGCTGCTGGTGGTACATACAGTGGAAGTAAAGCTAACAAGGTTAAGAAAACGTAATGGCTAAACAGGGTGGCTTAGGTAAGTGGTTCGGTGAAGAGTGGACCGACATTAAGACAGGTAAACCCTGTGGTCGTTCCTCTGGTGAGAAGCGTGGCTATCCTGCGTGTAGACCCAAAGCTGTAGCTAGTAAGATTAGTAAGAAAGAGGCCGCTAAGAAGACTGGCCCTAAGAAAGTTAAGTGGTCAACGACTGCATCAGGTAGAAAGAGAACAACGTAATGGCTAAGGGCGTAAAGCATTACTTTAAGGATGGTACTGAGCATAAGGGCGGTATGCATAAGATGCCTAATGGTCAGGTTCACTCTGGTAAGACTCACGGTAAGAGTAGTAAGAGGTTGTATCACTTTAGTGATCTAAGTGCTACAGCAAAGAAAAAAGCAACATCTCAAAGGAAGAAGTAACATGGCTAAGAAACCAATGAATGCTGGTATGGCAGCACTTAAGAAGAAGGCACCAGAGGTAGCAGCTAAGATGGGCTACATGTATGGTGGTGTAGCTAAGAAGCCAGACATGAAAGCTATGGGCATGATGGGCGGCGGTATGGCTAAAAAGAAGATGGGCTACAATAAGGGTGGCTTATGCGGTGCATCTAACCCTGCAGGACAAAAGGGTACACGGGGTATCAAGACGTAATGAGTGTATTCACAGAACATAAATCAGCCCTAGAGAAGGCTGGATATACAGTAGAAGTAGATGCAGTACGTAATGCTGGTGGTAACCCTATTGCTGGTGAAGGTGCTTATGGTGTCGTTTGGTATAAGGATGAGTTTGTCGAGAAGGTGTGTACACAGGAAGTAGAAGTTGTACGTGCTAGAAACGATAAGGGTCACTATATTAAGGATGACCCTAGTACACCTGAGAATGAAGCATGGACTACTAAAGTAAAGAAGGCTGTGACTCCTAAGAAGAAACCAGCTAAGAAGAAAGCCTAGTAAATGGTTACCACTCGTGATTTTACAACAGATACAGAATCAGTAACCATTACTGCTACTTCAGGTGGTGCTAGTGCTAACTTGATTTATACGTGTCCACCTAATCACGATGCAACCATAGACTTTCTACATGTAACGAATGGGTCTACATCTACTCAGAATGTTACGATTCAGTGGTTTCACGCAGACACAAGTACGTACCATCACTTGATAAATGATAAGTCTATAGCTGGTAAGGACGTATATAATGTTATAGGCTCTGATAGGATACACCTACATGCTGGTGATAAGATCTTAGCATTTGATGGTGCTTCTAGTAGTTTAGAG